CGTGGCCCGCATGACCGGCGGAGCCATTAAGGACGAAAGCGGGCCGCAGACGGTGGAGTTCAGCTTGATCGTATGCGCATACGACGAGGGCGGAGCGCGAGAGGGCTATCAGGATGTGGCGAACATCAAAGAGGACATTGTACAGCGGGTCTGTACGAGGCCCTATTTCGGCGGTGCGTTCACCATCCTGAAACCCGTCGTATGGGCTATGCAGCAGGATGATACGCACCCGTATTATTTCGGGGCTTGCACCTTGACCTGCACGGCCCCGGCTATGACACAGGACACGGAATTGGAGGGACTGGTATGAGCAGGAAAGCAGAGGCGTCGGCCATGGGTATGGCCGAGCGGGCGGAAGGAGCGGCAGGGCGGAAGAAAAAGGCTGGCCCTGTTGTCTACTGCGGCCCGACTGTAAGGGGCGTAGCGAAGCAGTACACGGTGTTCAGCGGAGGCATCCCGGAGGCGCTGGAGGATTTTTCTGAACGGCACCCGGAGGTAAAGGCCCTGTTGGTGCCGGTGGAGCAGTTCGCGGAGACCAGGAGGAAGATGGAGACTGCCGGAACGGCAGAAGCCATCCTGTACCACAAAATCAAATCTGAGCTGTAAGGAGGAAACAATATGGCTTACAAGCATGGCGTATATACCAGCGAGGTGGAAACCAGCCTGACTGCGCCTATTGTCGGGACGGCGGGACTGCAAGTGATCGTGGGAACCGCACCGGTGAATATGCTGAAAGACCCGGCGGCGGCAGTCAATGTTCCGCTGCTGGTGAACAACTACAAGGAGGCTGTGGAGGCTGTCGGCTACAACGACGACTTTGAAGCCTATACCCTGTGCGAGTGCATCAGTGCGGCGTTCAGCGTAGTGGGCGTGGCCCCCATGGTGCTTATCAATGTGCTTGACCCGGCGAAGCACAAGGCGGATATTTCGGAAAAGACGATGCAGGTAAACGACGGCGTGGCCGTGCTGGACGAAGTGGGCGTACTGCTGGAGGGTCTGACCATCAAGGCGGATGCAACGCCGCTGGAGGCAGGCAAGGATTACACGACCACATGGAACAACGACGGCACCCTGAACATCGTACTGCTCAAAGGCGGAGCCGGTGAAAAGGCAACCACGCTGACTGCGACCGGCAGCAAGATCGACCCGAGCAAGGTCAAAGCCGCGGACATCGTGGGCGGTGTGGACATCTCCTCCGGCAAGGAAACCGGCCTGGAGGTGGTGCGGCAGGTATATCCCAAGCTGTCCATGACCCCCGGCATTCTGCTGGCCCCCAGGTTCAGCGCGGACGCCACGGTGTCTGCTGCGCTCCAGGCAAAGACCAAGAGCATCAATAGCGTGTTTGGCGCGGTGTGCATCGTGGACATCAACAGCAAGACGGACGGTGCAGTGAAGTACACCGATGTTAAAACCAAGAAGGAGGAGCAGGCGGTCAGCGACCCCAACGCATACGCCGTATGGCCCTATGCCAAGGTGGGCGAGGTGGTGTATAGCGGTTCCGCCCTGGCTGCCGCCCTGACGGCGTACACAGATGCGCAGAACGACGACACACCCAATGTCAGTCCCAGTAATAAAACGCTGGCGATCTCCGCCGCCTGCCTGGCAGACGGAACAGAGGTCGTGCTTGACCAGGAGCAGGCCAACACGGTGAACAGCTTCGGCGTGGCAACCTGGCTGAACATGAACGGGTTCCGCTTGTGGGGCAACAACACTGCGGCATACCCTGGCATCACCGACCCCAAAGACCGCTGGTTCAGCGTCCGCCGGTTTATGACCTGGGCAGCCAACAGCTTTATCCTGACCTACTTCCAGAAAGTTGACAGCCCGGCCAACAAGCGGCTGATCGAGGCCATCGTGGACAGCGAAAATGTACGGGGAAACGGCTTTGTGGCCCGCGGCGTGTGCGCTCGGTACGAGATCACTTACAACGAGGACGAGAACACTACCACCGACCTGCTCAACGGCAAGATCACTTTCCACCAGTACATTACGCCGTTTACCCCTGCGGAGGACATTGAGGACATCATTGAGTTTGACCCCAATGCCCTTTCCGCTGCGCTGAACTGATAAGGGAGGGAACAAAATATGATTAGCAGCAACTATATTCCTGAGAAAATCAGTGAGTATAACGCCTATCTGGACGGCAGCAAAATGATCGGCGTGGCCGCATCTGTGACCCTGCCGGAGATCAATATGAAAACCAGCACCGTATCTGGCGTGGGCGTCAACGGCGAACTGGACAGCCCCACCATCGGGCAGTTTGAGAGCATGGAGCAGGAAATCCAGTTCAACACCCTGTACAGCTCCGCCATGGATATGCTGTCGCCCCTGTCCACGGTGAACCTGACCCTGCGAGCGGCACAGCAGGTTTATGACAAAACGGGCGGCTATAACTTCAAGGGCCTGCGGGTGGTGGAGATTGGGCGCGTCAAGAGCTTCAACCCCGGCAAGGTTGAAAAGGGCGAGGCCATGGAGGCGACCATTACCCTGGAGCTGACCTACATCATGATCGAGGTGGACGGCGTGCAGCTCCTGGAAGTGGACAAGCTGAACGGCATCTACAAGGTAAACGGGAACGATATGCTGGCTGGCGTGAACAGCCTGGTATAACCCGGAAAACGGAACACGGCCCCCCGGCCTACGGGCGGGCCGTGTTTTTCTAAACGAACGACGGCTGAAAGTCCAATGGTATTAAGTCAAGGGGATAATACGAGAAAATTTTGAGGAAAAGTAAAGCAAAACGGATGTTTAGAGTGCAAAAAGGCAACACCCAATAAAGCCCTGCCCCTATAATTTTTGAAACAGGGCCTTGGCGTCAGAGAGGCAGGCGATATCGCTTAGCCCTCCGGCGGGATATACAGGCGGTTGTCCTTCAGCAGCCGAAAGACCAACCGAACCAGTTTTCTGGCAGTTAAAGCGAGTGCGCGTTTGTGCTGGTACTTGTTAACCTCTTTGAATTTGAGGTCATAGTAGCGCCGGAACTCGGAGTCGCATCTTCTCACAGAGTTGGCAGCTTCCAGGAGGTAGTAGCGGAGATAGCGGTTGCCTGATTTAATCATCCGGGAGTGTTCTGCTTCAAATTCACCGGACTGGTGCTGTGTCCAGACAAGGCCGGCAAACTTGGCGACAGAGGCTTGGGAAGCGAAACGGTGGATATCGCCAATTTCAGCGATAATACCGGCGGAGTAAACCTTGCCAACGCCTGGAATAGAGGTCAGGGTATTTGGGATAATCTCAAACTGTTGTTCAATGGCTTTGTCCAGAACCTTGACCTGTTCTTTCAGCGCCCGCATGGAGGCGATAGAAACGGCCATGGCCTGGTTCACGGTGTCGTTCACTGTTTTAGGCAGACGGTAAGAACCTCTGGCCGCAGCCTGTACAGCCTTAGCGGTGGATTCTGGATCTGCAAATCTGCCACGCCCCGTTTCAGCAACAAAGGCAGTCAGGTCATCCAGATCAGCATTTACCAGGTTGTCTACCGTTTCAAACCGCTCCATGAGTGCAATGGTGGTGGCGCTGGTATTCTGAATACCCTTGTCCTGAGCCATGCCGGAGCATTTCAGAAATAAGTAGTTGGCAAACCGCTGCTTCTCGCGGGTCAGATTCTGAATGACATCAAATCTTGCCCTGGTAAGGGTTCTAAGTGCCTGGTAGCGATAGTCGTCCATATAAACCTCCTTGGCAATCCTGCCGAAGCGGAGATGGTCGGCAATCACAAAGGCGTCCACCCAGTCGTTTTTTGGCAGGTCAGGATAGGCTTCCTTGAACTTTTTGACCTGTTTCGGATTGAGGACATGGATTTTCCGCCGGAACCGGCCCAGACCGCCATCTTCACGAAGAGCATAGACCAAATTGTCCCCGTAGATGGAGGTAGCCTCCAGGCCAATCACCACATCACTGAGCCGCATAGAGCTGAGTGCCGACACGATTCTCTCTGACAACAGTTTAGCACCACCGAGGTTGTTCTGCACGGAGAAGCTGGAGTGTTTGCTGCCGTCCGGCTTCATCAGGTAGGCTACATTGTTCTTGCTGCTCACATCAATGCCAACGAATAGTGGATTCACACTTTTCACCTCCCCTCGTGGAGATTTCAGGCCAGCAGGCTTTGAGATACCCATGATAACCGGAGCATCTGGCAACCTCGCATATCAGAATCATTCCGGAGCAGACCAATGCGATATCCCTCACTGCTGAAAGGGCGGTCTTGTCTTCGGCAAACAGCCAATGAGTTTGCAGCTAACTTCCGGCTCAGGGGGACGGACTTTCAATGAAGCAGCCTTGTGGCTCAACGAGGAGCAAAAGAACTTGACCCTACTGTCCTACAGCTATTGTATCACGGGTATCTCTAAGCCTGTTGGTTACACGGAGTGAACTAAGCAGATACACTTAAAATCATCTGCAAATCTTATTATACGAGGAGCATTACCATGGAGGAAATCAAGAACGCGATGGTGGAAGTCAACACGGAAACGCAAGAAGTCAACACCGAAAGGGAAGGAGTCAGCGAGGAGCGCGTTGTGAAGCTGACGAAGCCCTATGTCTTTGAGGGAAAAGAGTATGAGGAAATCGACCTGTCGGGGCTGGAGAAGCTGACCATCCGGGACGCCATCGACACGCAGCTAGAGCTTTTCGGCGTGGAAGTTGCCGCCTCTGTGCTGTGTGAGACCACCACAGCATTTGCCAGAACTATGGCAGCGAAGGCGACCGGACTGCCTATCGAATTTTTCAAGCTGATGCCGCGCGGCGCTTTTAGGCGGGTAGCGGGCATGGTGCGCAGATACATGAATGCGGACGACGAGACGAAGAACCATGTGATGCAGTTGGGGAAGCCTCACAGCTATAAGGGGAAGGAGTACCGGGAAATCGACCTGAACGGCGTTGCCGACCTGAACACCCTGAATGAAAGTGAGGCGGAAAACCGGATGGCCCGCGAGGGCTTTGCGGTGACGGAGAACGGCACCAACTATCTGTACGCCTGCGTGATCGCCTCGATGGCGACAGGCATCCCGGAGGATTTCTTCACCTCGCTGCCGCTGTATGAGCTGCTGAAACTGAAAAACGCGGTGAACGACGCGGATTTTTTCGAGTAAAGGGCGGGGCAAAAGCCCTGCGGAAAGCGGCAATCCGACTGTCCTCGGTGACAGGGACGAGCCTTGAATTTTACTTGAAGCTGCCTGTCCGCGAGTTTGCTGAACTGAATGACGAGGTGGCGGAGGAATGGCGAAGAACAAAACATTAGAGCTTAGTATCAAGATCGCCGGAAAGATGGATAAGAGCCTGACGGC